AGTCTTATTGTCTCCACCAGTTTTGCAAAAACCCTACTGTTTAGTAGGGTTTTCTGTTTTTTATAGTTGATTTTATTGCGTGGAATTGCGTGGAATTGCGGCGGTTTTCGTGGGTTTTATTACATAATTTATTACATAATTTTTCAAAAAATCACAACAAAGAAACTGCTTTTGTTTTGTCGTCTTCTGTGTGGTGCGCATAAGTTTTAACAACTTGTTCGAGCGTATCACCGATTAGCGCGGCAATAACGCCAAAATTTGCGCCTTTGGACATAAGCAACGAGACATAGGAATGTCGCAAATCGTGAATGCGGATTTTCTTTACGCCCGACTTTTCAATGCCTTTCGTCATAGCGTATTGTATGGCGTTTAGCGATACGGGGGTAGTGCCGCCGAATAAATAGTCGTTCGAGGCTGTACCTTTTGTTTTTTGAGCAATCCACGCATTGATAACGTCCTTTGCTTTGTTGGGTAACGGAACATAGCGCGATTTATAGTTTTTTGTTTCCGTTATGTGATAAGGCGAGCCGTCCATAGTTTTGCGCGAGAGTGTGCCGTGTATATAGAGTTGCTTTCCGTCGTAGTCTTCTGTGCGCAGTGCTTCAAGTTCGCCAACGCGGCAACCGCAGTAAAAAAGGGTGGTGAAGATTGCGCAATGTCGCAAATCGTCAATAGAGGCTATGAAACGCTCAAATTCCGCTTCCGTCCATATTTGGCGAGGTTCTTTATTGATTTTGCGTTTCGGCATTTTAACGCCTTTAAGCGCGTCGTCAAGACCATAATGCTCAACGCACCAAGAATAAAAGACGGTGAACTGCCCATAAATCTTTTCCAACGTTTTTTGCGAATAAAGTTTGCCGTTATGGGTTTTTGCCCAGAGTTGGTCTTGCCAAGCAATTATATCTTGTTTGTTGACTGTTTGCATATCTCTGCCTGCAAAAAAGTCGTCGTAATGCTTTCTCGCGGTGTGTATAAAGTCATACAGAGAACTTTCTTTTACATTGTTTCTTGCAAATCCGAGATACTCGCGGCGCGCGAGTTCATAACGCACTACGACCTTTCCGTTATACTTTTGCGGCGCGGCGAGGTATTCTTCCATAAACTTCTCGTATGCTTGTTTGGCAAGTTTTTTTGTTTTGAATCCGCAAAGTTTCTTTTGCTTGCGACCGTCGGGCGTTTGTACATAAAAATAGATGTCATACAAAGTTCCGTTCTTCTTGGTTTCGCGTTCTTGAATGTTGTACTTAAATGTATTTGGCATAGTTTAATCGTCAATATCTTCTGTGTCAGATGCTACTTCGTCAAGGTCAATTTCATCGCTTAAACTACTCATTTCGCCATTTCCGATAGACAGAGATTGCCTATACTGTTCAGCAAGCATAGTAGTCTTAAACTCGGCTGTTGGGGCGAGTTCTTGAACGAGATTTTGAAGTTCGTCTATCGATATGGCAAAGAATTCTTTTCTAAAATTTACTTTATTTACGCGTTGATTTGTTAGTATCTTATGCATCTTGTTTTCTAATGACACAGCATCATCAGAGAATATCATACCGTGAATATCAAACGGGAAAGGAACAGATGCACTTCCAAGTTCATCTACGCGTTCTTGGGGATTCAATCTTCTCGTCATACCAATTTTGAAAACATTATCACCAAAAGAGCCAAGATTGCTGATTATATATACATATCCTGCCTTACCATTTTGAAGATTGATAATATCTTCTTTCTTGCTCTCAACTTGTTCAAGTTGTGAATTGATTTCGTTGATGCGGTCGTTGATTTGGATTTGTCTTTCTTCGTCGGCATCTTGCAATTGTTCTTGAAGATTAAGGATTTCATTGCGATACTTGCGTTCTTCTTCCTCAACCTTTTTACGTTGTTGTTCAAGCAATTTACGCTCTTCCGTTTCTTGACGCATTTGTTCACGCAATGCTCGTTGCTCTTCTTTGACACGTTCACGGATTGTGTAATACTCAAATTCGATTTGCACGACATTTTTATATAGCGTTTCAATTTCGCCGATGAAGTGGACAAGGGTGTTTACAATCGTTTGGTTTCCGTCCGAGGCGATTTTCAAATACTTTTGAATTACATTGTCAACGGATTTTAAGGACACGTCAAGTTTGTTCCCGTTCATTGAGAAAATAATGTTTTGAAGTTCCGCCTCTAATGCCATAGTCATCAAAATGTAAATGGCTTTATTTGCTTTTGTGGTGTATTTCGCAAGATATTTTTGCGTAACAGTATCAATAGCGGCGCGGTTATCTTTTAGTTTTTTCCTCAAATCTTTCATATCCATACTGTGTGTATGCAATATGACTGACGGGGAGTATAGCACATCGTCTTCTATGATTGAGAATTTGCTCGAGAATTCTCGTCGTGCGCTTTCGGGAGCGGTGCACACTTTGTAATAAAAGTCTTCCGATTCAAACTGATTCATAAAACTTTTATATAAGGGTTTAATTTTTGCAACTTTTTTACTTGCAGTTTCCCAATCTTTTATCGCTTTTTGCAATGAATCGTTAGTATTTGACAATTCCTCGGTTTTGCTAATAATTTCGGTGTTAATTCTTGCAAGTTTTTTGTTTCTATCATCAATTTGGCGGTCGATTTTGTTAAGAGCCTCTGCTTGAACTTGACGCATTAAAGCCTCTTTATCTGCCAAACGCTTTTCAATCGAATCCAATGTAGCTTTTCTTTTTGCAACAGCCTCACAGTCTTTGCAAACGCCTTTATCGTTTACTTTGACAAATAATCCTTTCTTTCCACAAATAGTGCATTTTCCCATAGTAATCCTCCAAAAAATTAAGATAATATCTAAAAATAATATACCTTATATACCTTATACAAAATCAAATATCTCGAATCAATTTTACTGCCTTGCCGAGTATGCGGAACTGGTCAAATTCGTTCTCAAAAATGCGTCTCGTGTCATACTCGGGGTTGTTTGGGACAAGGTCAACATATTTATTCCCGGGCGAATACACAACTTTTTTGATTGTGGCTTCGTCGCCGTTGTAGATGATGACTGCCGTTGCGCCGCTATCCACGCTGTCGGCGCGCAGGACAAGCACACGGTCGCCGTCAAGTATCTTCGGGTACATAGAGTTGCCACGGACTTGAAGCACGAAATAATCGCTTGCAGGACGTCCGCCAAGCATTTCAAGCGGTATAGAGATAAGGTCGCCTGTGCTTAATTCTTCGACCGCGCCATCAAAACCAGCCTTGATTATGCCAATCACTCGGAACGGAACGATAGCGTCAGGCACATACGCGTTGTCTATTGTACGCGAATGCGCGCTCGCGTCACGTCCGAGAAGATAGTCAACGGATACGCCGAAATAATCGGCAATCTTAAAAATCGTTTTTTGGTCGGGTTCAAACAATCCGTTCTCCCATCCCGAAAGAGTTTGTTGCGAAATATTAAATAATCGGGCAAGTTGAGTTTGTGTCAGCTTTTTTGCCTTTCGTAATTCTTTTATTCTATTCATTTGCTCTCTCCTAAAAACCATACAAGTATACCTTGTATTTTTAGTATACCAACACAACTTGTATTTTTGCAATATCTCACACGAAAAAAAATACCAACTAAATTTGTAAAAAGTATTGACATATCGGTAAAATCGGTATAATATGTATCCATACAAGGAAAACTTGTACAAACAAGGAGAGAGAAATGGAAAGAGGAGCAAATCAAGTGGAAAAACAAATTGTTTGCAAAGATGACTTTTTGAGCATTTTGAAGCAGTCGAAACTATCGTGTCGCGAACTTGCAAAAGTCAGCGGCGTGAGGCAATCGACAATCGAAAAATGGGTTTATTGCGGCGCACAAATGTCGCTTGAAAACGCAATCATAGTGCTTGCCGCACTTGGTTACAAATTGACAATAGAGGAGGGGCTATGACGTTTAAGGAACTTCTAAAACACAAAGGTATCACACAAGAAGAACTTGCACGAGCTGTGGGTGTCTCACAATCGGCAGTATCGGCGTGGTGTTGCGGCGAGTGTAGACCGAACACGGCAAAACTCGGAAGAATTGCCAAAGCGTTGGGCGTATCGATAAACAAACTCGTTGCAAGTTTTGAGCAGGAGTGAGAAATGACTTACATAGAACGCGAAGAAATTATGAGCAGAGACGTTATGACGGGTGCGGATATTCAGAAACTGCAAGGGTGCAACGCATCGCAAGCAAGTCGTATCATCACCGACATCAAATACGTCATTGAAAAACGGGGTGACAAACCGCGTATCAACCAGCGAGGGAAACTGCACACGCAGGACTACTGCGATTACTACAACATCAAAAGATTTTGAGCGAGGGATATGATGAAAACATTTACAAAACAAGAACTTAAAGAGATTTTGAGAAAACACAAACTTTGGTTGAAAGATAGCGACCAACAAGACGCAGAGCGTGCGAACTTGTCGGGTGCGGACTTGTCGCGTGCGAACTTGTCGGGTGCGGACTTGTCGTGTGCGGACTTGTCGCGTGCGGACTTGTCGTGTGCGGACTTGTCGCGTGCGGACTTGTCGTGTGCGAACTTGTCGTGTGCGAACTTGTCGTGTGCGTACTTGTCGTGTGCGAACTTGTCGGGTGCGGACTTGTCGTGTGCGGACTTGTCGCGTGCGGACTTGTCGTGTGCGGACTTGTCGCGTGCGGACTTGTCGTGTGCGAACTTGTCGTGTGCGTACTTGTCGTGTGCGGACTTGTCGTGTGCGAACTTGTCGGGTGCGGACTTGTCGTGTGCGAACTTGTCGGGTGCGAAAAACATTCCTTTTGTACCTTACGCTTGCCCAGACTTCGGCTCGTTCATAGGTTATAAAAAAGCACGAGGCTTGATTGTGGAACTCGAAATATTGAGCGACGCAAAACGTGTATCGGCAACGGGAAGAAAGTGTCGGTGCGACAAAGCGAAAGTGTTGTCAATTCAAAACATAGACGGTACACCGAGCGTTAATTCGAGCGTTGCAAGCGATAGAGATTCAAAGTTCATTTATAAGGTGGGTGAAATAGTCACGGTTGACGACTTTGACGAAAACCGTTGGAACGAGTGTTCGACCGGTATTCACTTTTTTATAAACAGACAAGAGGCGGTGAATTACTAATGAGAATCGACAAATTTATGAACGAACTTTCAAAGATGATTTTTGAACACGGCGACACCTGCAAGGTGATGACCGTCATCGCCAAAAAGAGCGCAGAGCAAGAAAGAAAAAGCAACCTGCATCCGAGTATGGCACAAGCACTCGCGCCGTTCACGAAAGGACTTGCAAAATGAACAAATATCGAATTGTTGAAAAGGATTTGTGTTGGCGCGGCGAGTTCCTTCGCAAAGTGTATGTCGTCGAAAAGTATACGTTTTTGAAAAACGGTTTCCACTTGATGGATTGGGTACAAATAACAACTGATTTTTGGCATAAGGAAGAAGCCGAAAACTGGTTAAATAAAAAACTTTGTGAAGAACAAATCGACGATATGCGGTTAGCGAAAAGGGAAGCCGAACAGGCAAAACACCCGAAAGAACCGCCAAAGAGAGTTGTACATCGTTACACGGCAGAATCGGACAGCATACTCGAACCGTGGGGCGTTGGAAAAATAACGTCGAGGCTTGATGAAAGAACAGGCTCGGCAGATAGATGAGGGATATAAAAGATGAACAAATTTAGAACTTTAAGAGCGGACGAGTTGGACTGCCGCGTAGGAACTTGCAACGATAAAGGCTTTTCATTGTTGCTGTACAAAGACGCACGGTGCGACCAAAACGTCCTTGACGAAACCGTCGGCGCGGAGAACTGGCAAAGAGACCATAAGGAAGTCAAAGGCAATCTTTTTTGCGGCGTGTCGATTTGGGATGAGAGCAAAAAGCAATGGATTACCAAATGGGATTGTGGCGTTGAAAGCAACACCGAGAAAGAGAAAGGCGAGGCTTCTGATAGTTTCAAGCGTGCGTGCTTCAACTGGGGTATCGGCAGAGAACTCTATACGGCACCGTTTATTTACATCAAAGGCAACACCGAAAAGAACTCAAAGGGCAATCTCGTACCGACGTTCAAGCGTATGGAAGTCGGCGAAATCGAGTACGAAGACGGCAAGATAACGCAACTCGTCATTTTGGGTGACGGACAAGCGATATTTACATACGGCAAACGAGGCTCTCAAACGCAAAATAACGAACGTCAGCCAAAAAACGAGCAATCTTACGGTAACAATGCCGAGATGACCTTGATGCAAGCCTACGAGATGAAAACGGCAAAAGGGACGGCATACGGCGCACTAAAAGACGAAAACCTTGAATACATCATCGAACATTCAAAGGTTGAAAGTAGCGTAAAGGCGGCAAAGATGATATTGGAAGACAGACGAACATCGGAAGATTTAATGCCGCTCGGAGATGATGACGTTCCGTGGAATTGAGGTGAACGATGAAAATCAAAGCAACATTTACAAGAGCATTGCAGGGCGAGTTCGGGGCGCACGAAGTGACTTTCACAACTTACGACAAAAACGCCGTCTTGCAACTCAAAACACAGGACAGAACAAAGCCGTTGAGCCTTGAAGTGAAACAGTACCGGGAACAACGCTCGCTTGACGCAAACGCATACTTCCACGTCCTCGTCAGCAAGATTGCCGAAATGGACTATCAGAGCATTGACGATGTGAAGCGACAACTTGTGTGTGACTACGGAACGGTCGCGTTTATAGCGAGAATCCCGGCAAGCGCGAACCTCGACGACATCTATAAGTATTCAAGGCTTATCGGCGAAAGCAAAGGAACGAAAGAGCTGTGCAACGACTGGTACATATTCAAGCCGACGCACACGCTCGACACGAAAGAGATGTCAAGGCTTATCGAGGGAACTGTCCAAGAGGCGCAACAACTCGGCATAGAAACGAGAACGCCCGAACAACTGCAAGAACTCTTATCACTTTGGGGGCAAAAGGAATGAACTACATCGAACGAGAAAATGCCAACAAAAGGAAGTGGACATACAACTTTGGAGAAATCATCGATACAAGCGGCATATACATCCTCACGAGGATAGACGAGAACGGAATAAAGTATGCATATGTTGGTCAAGCAAAACGCATATTGACAAGGCTTGCGCAACATCTCGATGGATACCAACATATCGATTTGAGTTTGAAAAAACACGGGTTATTTTGTTCTGACAATCTGACGGGATGGAACTTAAACATAATAGCCTGCTCGATTGATGACTTGGATGAAAGGGAGCGTCACTACATCAAATACTGCGCCGACAGAGGCTATCAGTTGCGAAATAAGACGGCTGGCGGACAAGACAAAGGCAAGCACGGAATTGCTCCCAACAAGCCGCCAAAGGGCTACTACGACGGCGTGGCGCAAGGCGAAAAGAATGTCAAAAAACAAGTCGCAATTTTGTTTGAAAAATACCTTGACGCAAGCATAAAAGGCGCACCGAACAAAATCAAAGAACGCAAGCTAAACGAGTTTTTCGATTATATCAAAACCGACAATCTAACGGGGTGAATTATGGATTTTAAGAAACCATTGACGGAAAATATGAAGCAAAAGGCAAGGGCGGTTGTGGACTATCTAAAAGCCAACGAACGCTTTGTCGAAAAAGAAGAATTGCAGGCTGTCATCGGTTGCACAAACGAGCGCACCGTGCGTGACGTGATAGCATACGTTGCACTTTATTATCCGATAATCGCAAACAGCAAGCAGAGCGGCTATAAACTCGCGAGACGAATGAGCGACCTCGAAGACGTAAGGCAGACATGGGCGGAACAATCGTCACGGCAAATCGAACTCGAACGGCGTATGCAACCGCTAATCCGTTTCTGCGAAAAGGCAGAGAAAAAACGTGAGGTGAGCAATGGCAGAGTATAACAAAGAGCGGTTCTATTGGCTCAAACTCAAACGCGATTTTTTCAAACGGCACGATATTCAAATCATCGAAGCAATGCCGAACGGGAAAGACTATGTGCTGTTCTACCTCAAACTGATGGTTGAAAGCATAGACCACGAGGGTGAACTTCGATTCAGCGACACGATACCGTACAACGAGCAAATGCTCTCGGTGGTAACAAACACGAACATTGACATCGTAAGAAGCGCAATCAAGTTGCTGACAGAACTAAAATTTGTGGAAATTCTGGACGATAAAACACTGTATCTAAAAGAGGTAAAGCCGCTTATTGAAAGTCAAACAGTAGGTGCGGAAAGGCGAAAACTACAACGCAAGAAAAAGGCTGCAAGGCTAACGGGTGACAAAACGGCGACAAATGTCGCCCAAATGTCACCCACTTGTCACCCACTTGTCACCCTAATGTCACCCACAAAAGAGAATAAGAACGAAAAGAAAAGCGGTGCAAAAGAAAAGTTAGAACAAGAGAAAACTTGTTTGTTAAAGATATTAAAAAATAGAGATTCAATCGCGAGCGTATGCGAGATGTGCAAAAACAATCCTCGTTTTTCAGAAATCAACGATGAAGTGCTTGAATCCCTTGCATATGCAGGAAGCGAGATAGAAACTTTGAACTTTGGCGACAGGACGGTTTGTAGAGAAGATTTTGAACGGCTCATAACAAAGCCGCACGGATTTGACGGGAATATGCTTGTTGAAACAGCAAATGCTGTGTTGGCTTGCAAGGAAACAATAAAAGACCGTCGCTACTACATTCTCGGCATAATAGTGAATCGCTTTATGCGATAGAGGTGGATATGAAAAACAACGTTAAAGCAAATATCTTACTGGCATTCGCCGCAATCTTGCTTATCGGCGTTGTGGTGAGCGGGGTGCTTGCAATGGTCGGTGTTATCCCGAAAGACAAGATATGGATACCGTTCATCGCATTTATAGGCGGCGACGTGATGTTGATAACAACGCTTTTAATAGCACTTGAAAAGATGGACGACGAGTAAGGGGGTACGAGATGGAATATCAAAGACGAAAACCGAGCCGAAACGAGCAGTCGCTTAAAGCGGAAAACGAGTTGAACGGATACCGTGCGAGGGTTGCGCAGATAATGCGATTGAAAGACCGTCGGCGAGAGATAGAGACAAACTATGCGGCAATCCGATGTATCGATTACAGCAAGTTGCGAGTTCAGGGCGGCGCACCGTTCAATGCTATGGTTGACACCGCAGTGCAGTGGGCAGACCTTGAAAAGAAGATTGACGACCTAATTCACCAAAACGAACAAGAACTGCTGATGATTGAATACAAACTCGGCAAACTGACCGAACGAGAACAAACCGTGCTATTCAAGTACTACATAGAGGCACGAACGCTATTGCAAATCGCCGCCGCTATGAATTACAGCATTGACGGTATCAAGAAAATCAAGCACCACGCGTTGCTCAAATACGCGGAACTATAAACGACAGAGAGGAAAATAAAATGTTTGAAATCGACATCATTGAAAGAACAAACAAAGACGACGAGAAAGCATGTCAAGTTGTATGTGCTGAAAGTGAGGCATTTATGTTGGGTTTCCAACGTCCCGACAGCGACGGCGCAAGGATTGTATTCGGCATAAACGCCAGGTCGCCGCGAGAGATTGCCGGACTTTTTGCGACAATACTCAAGCAAATGGACGATTTTTGCGAAAACCACCCCGCCGTTGGTGTTTTGTACAACGCATACAAACTGCAAAAGTTCACCGATCAACTTGGAGCATTTCTTGAAGAAAAAGAACAGCCGAGGGAAGAATGACACAAATATCACTATTTGACGGCGATACACCGTTGAAAATTACAAAGCCGATACGATTGATTGAACTGTTTGCAGGATATGGCAGTCAATCACTTGCGTTGAAGTATCTGAAAGTGCCGTTTGAGCATTGGAAGATATGCGAGTGGGCGGTGAAATCGATACAGGCGTATAAAAACTTGCACTTTGGAGATGACACTTGCGACTATTCAAAAGCGTATTCGGTAGACGAACTCATCGAGATGTTGCTTGCAAAAGGCATATCTGCTGACTACAACGCACCGATGACAAGAGAGCAAATCAAGAGAATGGGTGAGCAAAAGATACGCACAGCATATAACAACATCATTGCGACCAACAACCTTGTGAGTGTCTGCAATGCCCACGCACAAGACTTCGAGATACAAGATACCGACAATTACACCTACATTATGACCTACTCGTTCCCTTGTCAAGACCTTTCAAAAGCGGGCAACGGCGCAGGAATGGCAAAGGGGAGTGGAACACGTAGCGGTATGCTGTGGGAAGTCGAGAGAATACTTGATGAGTGCAATGGCAATCTTCCGCAAATCTTGCTTTTGGAAAACGTCCCCGATGTTATCGGCGCAAACAATGTTAAACACTTTGCACAATGGGTGAAGAAACTTGAACAACTCGGTTATACGAGCAAATGGCAATGCTTGAACGCAAAAGACTACGGTGTGCCACAAAATCGTGACAGGTGCTTTATGGTATCTTGGCTTGGCAATCACTACTATGACTTCCCAACACCGATAAAACTCGAAAAGCGGCTCAAAGATGTTCTTGAAACAAATGTCGATAAAAAGTATTATCTGTCCGGGAAAATTCTTGAAAGTTATGCCGAGTCAAATAGAAAAAACATCATAAATTGCGAAGTCGTCGGGAATCTCAAAGACAAACGCTACAACGAAATGACAAGTCGAGTATATTCCCCGAATGCACTCGCCCCGACAATCAGAACAATGAGCGGCGGTGGCGCAGAGCCAAAAATCATTATGGGGGGGGGGTGAAGATATGAACCAAATCGAAAAAGAAATATTGGCAGTTGACGGCTTCAATCAATCAATCCGTGCCGACCAAACGTGCTTTGGAACTATAACAAGAAACGCAGGCGCAGACCTTAAAAGGAATGGACAAGGTTGTATTGAAATAGTGAGCAGGGCGCACGGTAGCAACAAAGGCGGTGTAGTAAAAAGCGACATATTCCCGACCGTGAGAAAGGCGGCGACAATGGACGGAAACACGGGAATTGTACAACCTGTGATAGGTGCGTTTAGAGGATGTAATCCCGATAATCCATCAGATCGAACGCCCGGGGCACCCACAGAGCAAAGACTTGAAATCAATTCAAGAAATCTATCCAACACACTAACGACGGTTCAAAAAAGACAATTACGGATTCGGAAACTTACACCGAAAGAGTGCGGACGGCTTATGGGGGTGCGTGACGATGACATAGACACGATGTCGGTCAATCAAAGCAACTCGTCTCTTTACCATCTATTCGGTGACAGTATCGTTGTTGATGTGCTTATGGCAATATTCAAACAGATGATTTAGGAGATACGATGACGATTCAAGAGTACAAACAGCAACTATACGATGCGTGCAGGGAACACATCTTCCTTGCACAGCAGGCTCTCGACCGATATGCCACAGCAAAGACCGACCGAGAGCGAGAATATGCAAAAATAGACAACTTACAACACCTTGCCGCTCACAACGCTTTGCAGTGGGCATTGTACAAGGCGAGCGAACTTGAAAGGAGAGAATGATTATGGACAAAGATAAAATCAAATTTGAAATTTCGGATATACACAAACGCTTGGATAAACAAAGAGAGTTTTTTGAATCTATATTGACGGCACACCAGAATGAACTCATACGCTTGAATAGCAAAATTGAGAGCCTATCATATTGGGTCGATTGTGCACAAAAAGACATTAGAAAATATGTTTGCAAATCCGTTTCATCCAAAAAAGCAGAAGCAAACTCGGATAGAGACTCTACGTTGTTTAACAGCGTATGTAAAAACGCCATAGAGGTACGTTATGAAAGTGGCAAATTTACTTTTGTAATAACACTAGACGGGATTAAAAACGCCATTAACGATATGGCGGTAAAAGGAGAACAATTATGAAATTTAGAATAACAGCGACATCGTGTTGGGGCAAAGATGGCAGGATGATTGAACTCTACCCATTTTTGAAAGATAAAGTAAAAATGAAGCAACTAACTACAACGGAAAAAACTCTATATGGTTCTTTCACATATACTCGTGAGGAATATTTTATAGAGATTGCAACACTTGAAGAACTTATAGAACTTGCCAATATGAGCGTTGGAGAAATCATAATACTAACCGATGATGAACCTGAGATTGAAATCTATGACTGTTATAGGGAGTGACTTATGATTTACGGACGAGAGAAAGCAAAAGTGCCTGTTACGGTGATAAACACACCGATAATGCCCAAAGTCGGAATGGAAGATGACGGCAAATGGCAGTATGTGCATAAAACACTTGTCGATTGGGTGCGAGAGCAAGACAAGCGCACGGAACAGCAAATATTAAAGGAAGTTATCGATTGGGCAATAGAACACAACATCGGCACGGTGTACTTGATAGACGAAGAATTTGTCAAGACTGCACTGCTCAACGAGATTGAAAGGAGAAATAAAGAATGAGAGCAATGACTAAAATAACCGAGTTAGAAAAAAAATGCGGCACATTTCGCGAATTTTGCAAAATAAACGGATTAAATGATGGCGATTATTACAGCGCACTCGACTATATCGATTATTGTAACGGATTATCAAGGTCGGATATTTTGAAAATCACGCAAAAATATGAGCCAAATTTCAAAAGTGAAGATTTAGGATTTTGAAAAATCGAACAGTAATATTGTGAGGTGAAAAGAACAATGAGCAGAGAGATACTTTTTAGGGGCAAATGTATAAAAAATGGGGCTTGGGTAGAAGGTTGTCTTGTGAGAGGGAAAGATTATTTTTATGAAACTGAAATGACCACTATATTCTCAACCGGCACAATTTTTTACCCGCACACCGAAACATCAGGATATGACAGGGTTATCACCGACACAGTCGGACAATTTACGGGGTTTTGTGACAATAAGGGCAACAAGATTTTTGAGGACGACATTGTCGTTTTTGACGAGGCAGAAGCCCCCGATACGGAACATGCAGTTGTCGTGTTCGATGATGGCAAGTTCAAATTGAAATACTGCAATTATGGCTATATGGACGATTTAGATGGGGTAACGGCAAAAAGACAAATTATAATCGGGAATATACACGATAATCCCGAAATGTGCGAGGTGAAACAATGAAAACAATTTTAATGTCAATTAAAGCGAGGCATAATCGCAATATTGAAAGCGGTTTGAAAAAATCCGAATTAAGGTTGAAACCGCCGACGTGTGAATTACCATTTAAGGTTCTGACTTATGAAAGTGGTTTTGACGGTCGGCATAAGGTGGTAAACGAATGGATCTGCGACAATATAATACAGTGGCGTATTTGCGTAGGAATACCTGCTCATTTACCGAAAGCAGCTTGCGTTTCCGCAGAGGAAATACGGGAATATAGTGGTAAAAACTATAAAGATGTTTCCGAAATGCGAATAACAAATCTTAAAATCTACGACAAACCGAAAGAGTTGAGCGAGTTTTATAAGAAGAAAACGTGCAATTCGTGTAAGAAATCGGGGTATGTAAGCACCGCTTGTATGTATGACGAAGATTGTAAAGTGCCTATGCCGATAACTCGTGCCCCGCAAAGTTGGTGTTATGTGGAGGAGTTGGAAGAATGACAATCAAAAACGACTTCCCTTGCAAGAACTGCCCGAATAAAGGCTGTGGCGCATATCACGACGTGTGCGAAGCGTACCAAGCGTTCAGGCAGAAGCGTGCAACGAGCAAAAGCGAAGACGCAAAGACGAGATTCGTCGCAAATCACGCACCTTACAGGATTAGGCGGATGGTGAAATAAAAAATAAGGAGAGCGTATGAAAACTGAACAAGAACAAATCAAAGAAATAGCAGATGTATTGTGCGATTATTGCAAAAACAATACAAAGATAGGAGAGCCTTGTAAATCAAGTAATGGCACATATATATGTACAAGCGAGATACGGAGAGCGACAGCCATTGTGCAAGCAGGCTACGGCGATGTTTCCGAGTACAAAGCCGAGATTGAGCGGTTGGAAGAAAAATGCGAAGAACTCCGTAATGAAAAGTGGGACGCACAAGACGACCTCGATTGTTATTGTGACGAAATGCCTGATAAAATCAAGCAAGCACAAATAGATGTTCTAAACAAGGCGAAAGAGAAGTTGGATAGCGCACCGAATGGTTGGACAATGACCACGATGACAAAAGACGAGATTATGAAAGCGTATGAAAATTGTGCATCTGCAAATGATTGTAGTAGTTGCAATGATTGTTCAGATTGTGCAAATTGCGCAAGTGCGGCGGCACTCGCACTCATAACCGAACAAGAAAAATCAATACAAGTGGCGCAAGACAGTATACTATCTTTGGCGCAACAAAATCAAGAATATCGAGAGCAACAAGTCAAGCAAGCTAAAATCGATGTGCTTAATGAATTGAAAAAGAAAACTCATAACTATTATCCAAGTATAGACAGTTATTGTGTAAGTCAACACGTAGTTCTTGTAAGAGATATTGACGAACTTATTAAGGAGGTAGAAAATGGCGAAGATAAAGGTTGAAATCGAAGTCGAAGTGCCAAGTTGCAGGTACTGTATGCATAGATATGGCAACACGTGCAAACTTTTTGACCGAGAATTAACTTCGTATGGCAATGTCGGAGATGACGATTGGGGGTATATTCGTTGCGACGAGTGCAAACAAGCGGAGGTGGAAGAATGACAAATAGAGAACAAATATTAGAAAAGATAGGTGACAGTCTTATAGCGTGTCAGGTTATTGAAAAAGTCGACTACTACGGGCAACAGGGCTGGTGTATAGTTTACAAATTCAATGGCAAAATCTATCACGATTTCGACGATGCATACAAAGCCCTGAAAGAATGGCTTGACAAAAAAGCAAAACAGCAAGAAGACAATGATAATAGGACAATACGAATACCAATACTAAAGCAAGAGGTGAAACGATGAAATTTAGAATAACGGCAACTTCGTGTAGTGATGATGTAAACATGCTCAAATACTATCCATTTTTGAAAGATAGGATAAAAATAGAACAAACAACCCAATCAGAAAAAACCTATTTTGGTATTGTGACCTATACTTACGAAAAGTGTTTTATAGAGATTGCAACACTTGAAGAACTTATTGAACTTAGTAAGATGTGCGGTACAGAAATTATAATAGCCGACAATGAACTTGAAATCTATGACAGTTACCGCGAGTGAAAGTCGACTTTTCAGAGGGGATATGAAAAATACAAAAATAGCGAGAATCAAAATTAAAAACGGCAAAACTGTGTTAGAAACGGATGAGGGCATATTTGAGGGAAAACTTATAATCCCCCGAAAATCCGAAAAGGTCTTTCTTGTTTTTAAGTGCAAGAACAAGAGGGTGACAATAGGTATGACCCACTACCGATATGCAGAGTTGCTCGTATGTGGTTCGATGGCACTCAATATGCAAACAAAGCGGAAGAATAAAAAATAATAGCCCAAACAACGAATATTTTTTCTAAAAGGAGCGTAAAAATGAGGAAATCAACAAAAATAATGGTAGTAGCAACGATTATTGTTATAATTGTGCTGTGCCTAACGGCTTGCAACAGCGCAGAAGAAACAGCAGACACGGACAGGACATTTGACGAGCGTGTTATTGAGGTGGCACTTGACGAGCTTGATAAAACGTCGGAACGGAAAGAACTTATCTTTTTATTTACAGAAGGTGAGTACAGCGAATATTTGCTCATTACCGATGACGGCGTGTATTTGGTGGGAACAGACAGCGCGTGCAACGTCGATGTCGAAAAACAAATTTTGTAAAAATACCCAAGTGTACACCCGAGTACCTATGTGATTTGTTAAAATGCTATTGTGGAAATGGTAGGGAACGTTCAAAATCCCGCCTATCCACTCCATCATTTCTCTCACTAATCGGCAGAGCCTCGCAGGTACATCTTGCGAGGTTTTTGCTGTAATGATGGCATATAGCAAGTTAACAGCAAGTTAAAGCACATCACAACGGTGTGCTTTTTTTATACCCAAAATCAAGGAGGTGGTCGCAATGACCAAAGCGGAAAGGGAAGCCTTGAAAGCCGAGTTCGTCACAGGCGACTACCGTACAATCAAAGAGTTTGCTGAACGAAAAGGTATCTCATATAACACTTTGAGAAAAATAGGTTCGGTTGACGGTTGGCTCGGCACAAAGTTAGCACACGAAGCACAGATAAGCAAAGAAATCTGCACAAAGGTACAAGAAAAACGTGTAGAAGATGGGATTCGGGATATAACAACTCGCCAAAACAAGACGCTTGATGTTATAGCCAAGATAAGAGACAAGGCTGAAAAGATTATAAGCAGTAACAATGTATCCGCAAAAGAGATTAACGCACTTGCTTCGGCTATGTTTCGTGTCAATGAGATAGAAAAGGGAATCCTCTTTGACCAAGATGGCAACACGGACAACAAAGGCTTGCAACCGATAATCAACATTATGGACTGTTCAAAGGACGGTGAGGACGATGAGTAACGCCGTAACCGTTCCTAAACTCTATTATCCGCTCTTTGACCATACCGTAACCGAAGTGGTTGAGCCGAGCGGACGATGCACCGCAAAGACCACAAGCAACGAAATATACGCTGTCTCTATGATGATGGCGGATAAGCGCAATAACGTTTGGTATTGCCGAGCCGAGAAAGGTGACATTCGCGAAACGATATTTTCATCGATGATAAACACGATTCAGTTGATGGGATTAGAGCGAATGTTTGTGTGGTCACTCTCGCCATTCCAAATCACTTGCTTGCAAACGGGTGCGAAATGCTATTTCAGCGGCATCAACGGCAAGACAGACGACGATATGACCGCTACAAAGGGATTTACCCCGAACGGCAATACGCTCGCTCTGTGTATACTTGACGAGGCAGACCAAGTCAAGCATTTCAACCATATCACGGCGTGGGAAAGCACGGCATATCGTTTCTTGCTTCCTCACGGCAAGATGGTTTACGCCTACAATCCGCCGATGAATCGCCATCACTGGGCATATACGTTCTTCGGTGACAAGGTTAAGAACGGCGCAACGCGAATCTATGCAACGTGGCGAGACATATACAAACTCTTGCCGATTAAGACAATACAGCAGATTGAGAAGTTTGCGAAAGACGACCCCGAATACTACCGCTATTGGTATTTGGGCGAACCCGTGAACTTCAAGGGAATGGTTTATCCGCAGTTCAACCGAGAGAAGCAGACGAGAGACGTGTTCGAGTTTTTTGCCGAGCGTGACCGCATTGTTGAACTTCATATCGGACTTGACGAGGGAACGGCATTTGACAGCACTTGCGCAACACCCATAGCGATATGGCAGAGCGGACGTGCGCTTGTTCTCGATTGTTTAGAGATAGACCCCGTTAAGACCGGGCAACTTGCGCCGACGGAAGCGAGCCGCCGCCTTTGGGAATGGTTGCAGGATTTGTTGCTGAACAAATTTCCGTTTTTGCAAAAAGTCCCGCGACGGTGGATTTTTGAAAGCGCAGAGGGCGGACAACAACTGCGTTTGCAGTTCGTCAATGACTTTGGCGAGGATTGCCGCCTTGTAACTCATAAATCAATCACGGGCGATATTAAGAGAGTAAGAAGTATGCTGAACGACGGCATACTTTTTTTCTACGATTCGCCAAACGTCAACACAAGACAACTTATGGACGATATAGAGGGTTATGTCTTTGATGAAAAGACAAATTTGCCGAAGAAAGGACAGCGTGACGATACTATCGATTCGCTCGAATACGGCACAAAACTCTACTATGACAATCCTATCACCATAGGAGGTTAAAATGGCAAACACTTATAAACAACCGACGACGGCTTGTATGAATATGGCGTCGAGGCGAATTTTTAAGGCATATTTTAATGCACGTTATCAGAATATGCAGAACATCGTCAACGACACCGTGTTTTATGCGCTAATTCCGCAACGTTGGATTAACTACTACAACGCATACGTTCGGCAGTGGCTTGAATGGTCGCGCGGCTATGTGCTTCAACTTCATCGCAACGATTTCTTCTCAACGGGTATGGGCTACACGGTGTGCGACATATTCGCAAGAGAATGTATGGGCGGCGGCTGGCGTTTGGACTGCAAAGATGATAAGACGGCGAAATTCCTTGAAAAGTGGGGCAACGAACGAATCGCACCGCTTTTGAGCAAAATGTTCTTCCACGCAAACGCGGGCGGCAATGCGCTTTTGGTGCTTACGCCGAACAACGGCGACATATATCCATCCGTATTGCCCGCAAACCGTTTCATTTTTGACATTGGACGAAGCGGCAAGATTTCGTTTGCAATGCTGTTCAATCGCTTCTCAACGGACGACGACGCGTTCTACGCGATTGAATTGCGTGTTCAGCGCGGTAGCAGAGCGTATTACAAGGTTATCCTCAACCGAGGCACGAAGCAAGTGCTTGCTCCGACTTGGGGCAATGACGGTGGTTTCGTAACTGTTCCCGACGGCGCAAAAGCACAATGGGAATATTGCTACGGCGACATCAAGCCGAACACTTGGTACGAATTGCCCAAAGCAATCGGAATCGGCTTGTACAACGTTCCCAACAAGAGCGTTGCTGTGAGCATATCGGATTTGCCCGGATATGCGGACAGCACATTGCACACTGCGCTCGACATACTGTATTCGATTGACTTCAACTACACAATGCAACAACTCGATATGTACTGGGGCAAGACGAGGATTCTATTGCCCAAAGAAATGCAATCAATGCGTGTAGAGAATATCGGCGGAAAGAGTTTCATACCGCACGAAAGCAGGCTCATCGATAGTTTCGACGGCGACGGTGCATTGGGCGATGACGTTTACGCGAAAGTCGTAGATAACACGGCAGTGGACGGCAAGCCGATTCAACCCGAATTTATACAACCCGATTTGCGAGGAGAAGCGCATAAGTATATTCGAGATGCGGACCTTGAATTGCTCGCTTCAAAGGTTGGATTGAGTTCCGCAACGTTGGCTAACCACTTGACTTACAACTCACCCAAGACGGCAACGCAAGTCGTTGCAGAAGAGGACACCACGGCGACGAGCGTCAATACCAAACGTGAGTTGGCAAGCGTAGCAATCAACGCAATGCTTCGTGACATATGCTCGTTCTACGGTTTGCTCGGTGAAGACGCGCATATTGTTTGGAACAGATACGGCGTGAACAGTCCGCAAGAAAATCAAGAGTTGCTCGCGGAACAACAAGCGGGATTACTTCCCAAAGAAGAATTTATCCGCCGCCGCTATCCCGATCTTACCGATAAGCAAGTGCAAGAATGGCTCGCCAAACTCGAACAAGAAACGCCCGCAATGGAACGTGCCTATAATCTCGGAGGCTTTTGATGGCAGAAGACCAAGAACAAAAGAAGCCTAACGCGCTCAAAGAGAACTTGCGAGAGCAAACGATAATCATCGAGGATTGTACCGCCGATTTGAAAGCACTGCTCAATAAACGCGTTTATGACGGCACGACGTACGAACGTTTTGTCAAAGAGGCGGATAACCTTATCGAGGACGGATTGAAAGAAGTTTCGGACGACGAAATGCGAATCAATGCGCTATCGATACTTCGCGGCTTTGCTCGGCGCGAATTTAAGCGTTTAAGAGCCTCGCTTATGTCAAAGGTCGGTTTCTCGTTCCTTGCGCTTAAATGCGTTTTGACGATATGGAACAGTAAAAACGTTGCGCCCAAAGAAAGAGCATATAAGACGCTTCAGACAATCGAGCCGCAATTTGCAGACGTTCCGCAGAAGTTTGAAAGCGGTGCAGGGCAGTCGTGGCGATGGGCAACACCGCTCAATACATATATGCAAGACTATATGAAGATTGTGCGGCAGACAAGCGCACTTCTTGCACAAGACCGAGCGAAAGGCGAGGACGGATTGAGTTTGAGACTCAAAAGCGAATTGTATGTCCGTGCCAAATGGCAAGAGGACAATATGCGCAAACTTCGCGAAAGCGGTGCAAGACTCGTATGGATAAGTTCTCACGTCAACTGTTCCGAGCGTTGCGAACCGTATCAAGGGCGATTGTATAGCCTTGACGGGTCAAGTGGTGTTACGGAAGACGGTCATCAATTCCAACCTATTGAAACCGCGACAGACCGCTACACAACTACAAAGGCGGGCAAGATGTACAAAAACGGTACGCTTTCGGGGTTTGGCTGTCGTCACTTTACAATCCCCTACAAGCCTAACGGCGAAACGCCGCTGACATACAATTCGAGCGAGATTGAAAAGGCGCGTAAAATCGAGGAAGAACAGCGACAACTTGAACGCGAAGTGTATCACGCGAGAGAGAACTATTACGCGTTTAAGAGCAACGACAATGTGCGAGCGCGGACTTGGTATCACAAGGCGGCGGAAGCAAAACAAACGTACATTGACTTTTGCAACAAACACGAGGTCGCGTGGTTTCCCGACCGCATAAAAGTATATGTTTGAGTACGGTGTTATCTCAAATGGTAGCCAAACAATATCCCAACTGAATCTTTGAACCCTGTCCAAACGGACGGGGTTTTTTGATGGAAATAAACACAAGGAGGAAACGCAGATGTTTCGATTCCTAAAAAGAAATAACAAACAGGAGGAACAACCAACAATGCCGAATTTTGAGGAAATTCTCGCCGCTATCGAAAAATTGAGCGACGAGGAAAAGAAGCAAATTCACGAGAAGACAGGCGATGACGTTGCCGCGCCCGAAACCACGACCGAAGAAGTGGCAAAGGCAAAAGAGGACATCAAAGAAGACGGCAAAGATTCGCAGTCCGAAAAAGACCGTGTGGACGAAAGTGTAGCCGCACAAGAAGCAAACAAGGGTGATGAGGATTCACAAGACGCAAAAGACCGTGTGGACGAGGCAGAGGGCGAGGACAAGTATCTTGCGCTCAAAAAAGACCACGAAGATTTGCGCGCCGAATTTGAAGCACTCAAACAGCAATTCGCGGAAGCGCAAAGCAAACCGCGCGAAGTGGATAAGGACGAGGCAAAGAAACTCGACGATATTCGCAGAACCTATCTTAACTAAAAAACACGCCACAGGAGGAAACACACAATATGGCACTTGTACAATCTTACGGAAACGTAGAGGGCATCATCAAAAACGTGTTGATGTCCAACGGAGCAACCCAGCAAGACCCCAACGGCAGATTTTATATCGATGGTCAAATGATCAACGTTGACCTTGCAAGAGCAATCGCAGAGGCAATCTACCTTTTTGAAGTTTATCAAAACGGATTGAACTGCACGGCGAAATATACGGACGACACGAGACCCGGCGGCGCGGTGAGAGTACCGCTTGAAATGCCTTTCGCGCCCTCGTCTCGTACTTTGAGTTTCGGCGGAAGAAAAGGTACGGACGGCAACGACGGCTTGTTCAACAAGAACGAACCCATTTTGCCGACTACGGACGAGTTCCTTATTTACACCAACCAACTCAACGACCAAGACATCATTTTCCCCGACATCGCAAAAGAGTTTGTACCGCTTGACCTTATGGTCAATAAAATCAAAGGCTACGGCAAATCCGTTGCGCAAGACAGAACCGCATCGACCACGGCAGAAGTCTTGCTCTACAACATCTTCCGTGCGCTCAACGGTGCAGAGAACATCATCGATAACTTTGACGGCACGCAAGACTTTGCATACGGCACACTCATTGCAAAACTCAACGCAATGTTTACGGACGGCGACCCCATCACGGGCGCACTCACTTTCCCGACGGAAGGTCGTTGCGTAATCGGTCGTTCAAGTTTCGTTTACGGTATGTTCGCGAAACCCGGTCAAAACGGTATCATTCTCAACGGTTCGGATTTGTCGCAAAGAATGCTCAAAGAATATGACCTCAACGCAAGCCTTTCCGAACGCAGATACGTCGGCGAGGGTTACAAAGGCGAATTCGGCGGAATCCATTTCGTCGTTATGTCCGACCAACTCTGGACGTGGGCAGAGCGTTATATGGGACTTGCAAAAGGTTCACTCGACCAAGTTCAAGCGATTGCATTGTCTGCGAACTCTCTCGCACTCGGCAGAGCAGTTGACTTCGGCGTGAAACTTCAAGATTCCACCTATCCGTATCCGCGCGGCATTATGGCAAGACCTATCAACCTTTGGGGTCACGAGATGTTCAGAAAGGCAGTCATCATCGCAAAAGGCACGTTTACGACCGACAACCTCGTATCTCTCGGTTTCAGCGAGAACGAAAGACGTTACCCCGTCGCGCCCAAGTCGTTTACGGAAAACGCGAACAAGAAAATCACCGTTCCCGTTTACGGCACAGACGGACAAGTCATTGCGTATCAAGAAGTCGCACAAGGTCAAGAACCGAGCGGCGACAACTGGCGTAGCGGTCTCGACAAAGTCGCGGCAGTCGTTGCAAGCGTAAAGGGCGGCTCTTATTCGGCGGCTCAATCCGTAACGCTCACTTCGGCAACTTCGGGTGCAACGATTTACTACACCACCGACGGTTCTACGCCCACTTCGGCAAGCACGAAGTATACGGCGGCAATCAACGTTGCGGCAAGTGAAACAATCAACGCAATCGCAGTCAAGAACGGTATGATTCCGTCTGACGTGACGACCGAAACCTATGTAATCGGCGGTTGACAACAAACCGATTGATTTCTTCTTCTTTTTGCAAGGGCAGGCTTAAAAAACCTGCCTTTGTGCTTGCTACGAGTGTTTTTTACGCGGTGCAATTCCGCGAGCAAGCAAACACACAACACATTCAAGAGGTGGGAACTATGAATCAACCTTTTAACGATACGATGATGATTTACGACTTTCAAGCGCACCGTTATGTGCTTACGGAAACAGCGGTGTATCAAGAACTCGGCATAAATCTCGACACCGAATTTGCTTCGTTCGAGCAAGATATACGCCAACGCAAGAAAGAGCGTTTTCTCAAAAAAGTGTCCGATACGGTTTACGGCTACATTTACCAAGATTCCACGAACACAAGGTTTTTGGAATGGATTTTGGCGTGCCGTGAAGACGTGCGCCCTGCGGTGCAAGAGATGTTGCTTGCGCAAGCGGAATATGTGTTAGAGGGCAACAACTTCTTACAGGATTTCAGCGGCGTGAATATTGCCAAAGGCTCGGCTATGAAGAAAGATGATTTGCGCGGCGAAATTCGCATAGCGTTGCGCGTCGTAGAGATGTGCAAAGAGTATATCGGCAATCTCGACTTCGTTCTTAAAACAATCGTACCGTTGCCCGACGTGCCGCAACAATACTATCGCGTGGGGTACTGATTATGTTGGGATTGTCTAAAAACTCGGCGGACGTCATCACCGCAAAGCATTACAAAGAGGGCGTATGGGCAATGTTGAACGACCCCGCACAAAAGGCACAGTTGCTTGGCTCGACAAAGCCTATATATACGAAATTCAAATGCTCGCTCGTCGGAGAATGGAATCGCGACAAGGGATACGTTTTGCAGAATATGCGCGTCAATTACGACGGCACGGTTATCTCAACCACGCAACCCGTGAACATTGACAAAGGGGATATGATTCTCATTTTCGGCAAATGGTGGATAGTCGAGAACGTGACGTTTGATTTAACGTCGATAGCACCGCAAGGCGGCTATTGGTTGCCGATGAAAAACGCCATAACGCAAATACGAATCCGTGCAATTAAGGCTAACGGAGTTGGGAAGTATGATTAGTTACGAGGAACAACGCTCGATTATAGACGGTGCGCTTAATGCGTTCCGTTTTCATACGCCGAAAGACACTGGCAATATGCGCTACAACGCCACGTATGCGAAGTATCTCGGCAACGGCGTTTGGGAAATCGTGGTTGACGAATCTATCGCTCCGTACGTGCCGTACACAAACGAGCCGTGGGTATCAAAGAAATGGAACGGCAAGAAGAATCCCAACGAGGGTTGGTTTGAAAGGGCAACGGGATTTGTTGCCACTTACATTGCAGGCAGACTGCAAGGAAGAATGGAGAAACAATAATGGTTACGACTTCGCAACTGGCAAACGAATTACAAAATAGATTGAACAACTTTGCAGGCACGCTCAACGGTAGAAACTACAAATTCATAATCCGTACCAACGCAAGCGATTACGAACACTCTACGGGCGGCTCGCAAAAGCAACTTGCAACGCTTTTAATCAACGGTTTGTTGATTGAGCAGACAAGCACGCCGATTCCCCTCAAAGGACTGGACAGCGTATTGTTGCTTCAAACCCTCAATATTTTGATTCCGTCCGATACGACGGGCGCAAAGCAAAACCGAATCGAATACGCTATGAACGCACTAAACGCGTTTGTGAGCGACGTAGCGGGCAATGCAGGCAACTTGTCGGACAGTAGCGACAACAACTACGCATACGTTTTAAGCGTGTCCACACCGTACGTCGGACAAGAAACTATCGAAAGCGAAATCGGCTTGTGCGTTCCAGTGTCGCTTCAGGTGTCGTGGCAGCTCATCAAAGACGGTGTGCTTGCAAACAACGTCACGATGAAGATGAAAGCGAAAGGCTCGTCGGCGAATCCTACCGTCGTTGTGCTTATGGACGGTGCTATCGTTCGTACGCGCACGGGCGATTCGTCAAATGTGGACGGAAGCGAGGAAATGAAAACCGAAGTTACGCAACAAGGCTTGACAATCAAAGTCATAATGCCTTACAAGCGCGGCGACGTGTCGACAATGCTGTTCAAAGATATGCTCACAGGCGCACTACAACGCGTATATGAGCTTTCATACGCCGACGGTGACGGAGATACCGCGCAAGGTGTCAGCGCGTCGTGGGACGTTGTTGCGCGCGAAATAACCGCGTCTTTGACTTCGGGTAAGGGTATCACAGTTTCGGCGACTTTGGAAATCGCGAGGTGATATTATGGCAGAATATAAAATCACGGTCGATTTTAAGGATTCGGGCGGCGGCGGCTCTAAAAAAAAGAAAGGCTACCAGTCCGTATTCTCGGAATGGGCGGACAGTATAAAAGAGGGAATCAGCGACATAAACGGCGGCGACAGTCCTTTCAATCAGACGGTGCAAGGGATTCAAGCACTCGCAAACGTCATTCCTGCGGCGCAAATAGTCAAGTCGGGGTTTGAATGGCAAGTGTCGCTCATCGGCAGATATAAAGGCTCACAGCAAGCGCAAGATGTTGCAAATGCATCAATGAAGATTGCAGGACAAGTCGGCGGTATCGCTTTGGCGTTCGCAACGGGCAATTACGTTGCAGGCGGACTAATGACGATAGGAACGCTTTTTGGCTATGCAAGAGAAGCGGAAGAAAACACTTACCAACGCAAATGGGAAAACATCGGAAACGCTATCGGACGAGAGCGAGCGGGTGCTTCGTTCAATCGTTCGAGGACAGAGGGATAAAGAAAGGACACTCAATGTGTGTCCTTTTCCTTTGTCAGTTCGGCAACTTGTTTTTCCAACTCGGCGATTCGCTCGGATTTGGTCGGCTTGTGTTGGCGCGGCTTTGGAAGCAACTGCGCATTTGCACAGTACAAGATTGCAAGGATTAAGAATATCAGCGTTGTGTAGAAGCCGACAAAGGGGATTCCTTTTGTTGAGACACACAAAACTATTGTCATTACGATATAGAGTGACGGAATTGCAATGAGCAACCCCTTGTTGGTTTTATGCTTTGCGAAGTACAAGACGAAAAAGGCGATTGTGCAACAAATTATCGCAATAGCAAGTATGGATAACGCAACAGAAAGCGCAAAACTTGGAAGCATATCTTTCATATATTCATCAAATGAACCATAGTAAGATTGCATTTCCGAATAATTGGTTTTTAAGTAATAAATCGGTGCTGTTACTATGGCAGGAATATAAGAAAAAAAACTGTATTCCATAACATTAGAGATTAGCCCCATTTTTATAAACCAGTTATTTATAGTAAGTGGTGATATAAATCCCACAAAAAGTAGCACAAAAGAAATCGGGAAAATTACTTTTCCGTACTTATCAATAAAATTTGAATAACCATTGCGTTCGCGCATAAGCACACCCCCTATTAGTGTGCTTTTATTTTATGTCAAAAAGGAGCAAGTGTCAATGTTTAGTTACCAACCTCAAATTTTTGAAAACAATCAATGGCAAGCATTGTCACCGTGGGCGCGCCCTTTTACAGACGGAACGGCACTCAACGACGTTCTCGACGCAGGGTGTATCAATCTGTCGCTTTCATCGCGATATAACGCCATAAAAACGTTTACGCCGATTCGTATCATCATATCCGAAAACGGTGTTGAGGTGGATAGAATATACCGCCTCGTTTCATCGACGAAGCGCACGCGGCGCACGTTTGCACCGTCTGTCGGCGCGAAATACGATTGGCCGATAAACACCATCGAACTCACAAAGGCTATGGAACGCCGCTTTATCGGCACTTTGACAAGTACAAAGTATTTGCATACGGATTATGCCGCAGGAAGTGTGTTAGCCTCTGCGCAAACTTCTGGAATGGCTTTCAGCGGTGACTATATTGGTTGCTTAACGCGACTTAATGCTGTTTATACGCCGATTGCAGGTTTTCAACTTGATATATTGTCTTTCCGTTCTATATATGCTTTGGCAGACAGTACAGGCTCAGGCGCAACTACACTTTATTATCAGTGGGGTACCTATCCTTGCAATGTTCAAGTTGTCGATAATAATAAAACCGTAGTGTACGACTATACTTTCTCATCAACAAGTTTTGATAAGCAGACAATAACGTTGCCGAATACTGGTAATTTTACGCTAACATATAGCGGCAAAATCGATTCAAAAGGAACAAGTGCAGGCGCGTCGTTTTCACCGATAGATTTTAAGGTTGAATTAGCAATATCCGCTTTCTCGCAGATTGCCCCAAAGCCCCAACCCACAATCACGTCAGTGTGCCAAAGACTGTTGTCGTCGGGCATAACACGTCGCGGCGGATTCTCGGCGCAGGAATATGTGCTTGACGAGAATTTTGCGGAAGAACACAAGAACGTACTCGCGCCCGAATTTTCGTTCACCAACTGCACGCTGTTCGAGGCATTGGCGCAAGTCGGCGGATATATCCACGCAATACCGCGCCTTGTGCCGTTGTCCACAACGGACGATACGCATTACAAGGTAACTTTTGACAAACTCGGCGGAAGCGAGCAAGCACCGACTATGCCGCCGATGATATACCAAGACAGCACGATTGACAGCAATGAGTGGTGCGGAAAGATAACGTCGCCCGCGCAAAATCTTTGCAACACGACGGATGAGGGCGGTACGATAACCGAACTCGGCAACGACTATATAACAGTGCGCACCGAGGACGGTCAAATCGAGATAAACGGTGACAACGTGCTTATACGCACTTCTTTGCCGATTCAACAACTTATCAAACTCGAATGCGGATTCATTCCCGACCACGACGCCAACTTTGACGGCAGAACCACGCCTGTCGGCGACATCACCGCATACGCATACGAAGACGCGGAATACAGCGTGCTTTCGTCCTATTGGGGAACGGCATACCCGTATTCAAAAGCGTGGGCATTGCGTTGGAAGCAAGGCGGCACGACGATAGACGGTTTGACTTGGCGACAAAAAAACGTCACATCGGTGGGCGACGCATTCCAAAACACCGCAATCATCAACATTATAAACGCAAAGACAGGACTTTCTTTGAAGTCTGCCGAAAAGAACGACGGCGAATGGTATCGCAGGCTCGCGTTCAAGGTGACATATGTGCCGATAGCAACGGCACGCGTTGAGGCGGTCAAACCCGTGCTTACGGACGGCGGCGAGACGAATAACGCGCTTGTGTACAATCAGGGCGCAAACGTTGCCGAAACGTCGTTCTACGGCGAGAAAATGCGCGGCGCAATCGCAAGACTCGGACAAGACGTTGAACAACGCACTTACGACATCAAAACCTATTCGCAAATGCCAAAGGTCGGGCAGATTCTTGACGGCAAATACATTGCGACGATAGACGCGGAATACGACATAACGCGTATAAGAATCACGGTAACTCTTGCAAAAAACTTCAATCAGTTGTCACAATTCGTCGGGCTGAACTCAAACTACCGCTTGTACGACATCTCGGAAAAACAGAGCGTTGAACGTCACATACATTACGCCGACAAGATATTTATCGGCAAGACACCGACGGTAGGTTCAAATCTCACGCTTTTGCAGAACGTGCCTAACGTGCTGATTAACACTATCAATCACAGCAAGACCGGCGATGAAGAGATTAAGAAAGCGCAACTCGTGAGGATATTGCCGTTCTCGGCAGGAAACGCGTTGCAAGACAGAGCGGTGATATTGCCCGTCGTGGCGTTCCCCTTTGGCACGTCGATATGCTTCAACTTCTCGTTCTACGACAACTACGGCGCAGGCTATCAAAGTTCTGACGATTACGAGAATGAAAAAAACAAGGCGGCGCAACGTTTAGTGCCGTACACCGACGTATACGGCGAGGTAAGTCACATTCACTTCGCGATGTACAACGAGGGGTGGACGCCGAATCTTGCCGCACAAGCCGACGGCGGATATGCAAAACTCTATCCGCAAGATAACGAGTTCAACTGGTATAGCGGCGACCACAGCAAAGCACTTGTAGATTCGTACCTCGTAAGTTATCTTCTAACCGACGGCGCGCTTGAAATCAACAAAGACAGTCGAGAAAAAATCGACGTGACGTATCAAGTCCACTATATCGCCAAGAGCGACGACATAGTTGTCGGAACGGGTCTTGCGGACTTCTGCAAACTCGTGACCGATACAGAGCCAACAGTTGCGAAAGCGGCGGTATACGTGGTTTGGTTTGACCATACTATCAACGGCTTGAATCAATACATAAACGACAGTTTCCATTTAGGTAGCATTAATACCGATGTAGGCTATTTCGAGCGCATAGATTTGCTGACCGATAGCCAACCTTTCACGATTGTTGACGGTGTGTTTAGGTGGGATAGTAGAACGTGTCCGCGCCGTGACGGAGCAAAGGCTTATGCGGTGTGTAAGTGGAAAGGCAACGGACGATATGAAATGCTATTCGGGCAAAACGTCACGCTTGCTTACGGCGATTCTACCGACGCGCTGTATTTCTCACCAGTTTCGGGTGAGGCAAGCGATTACGAGTTGATGATTGCGCCCGCAAATACCAACGTGTACGCTACGAACGCAGGCGGCAATCCCGTCGGCAAATTGAGGCTCGCTTCGGGTGTTATACCTCTCGACGCTGAATACTCGTTCATCTATTCGGCTCAAATCAACCGTTATTCGTGCTTGTTCGGCGAAACGTTCTCGTATGCCGATAAGCCTACGACAATCACCCTCAAATACGTCGCTATGGACAGAACATTAACGCTTATGGCTGACGGCATTGTTCTTCAAGAGGGTGAGAGTTACGACATATCGGGCAATCAGGTTATATCCCTGCTTGCAGTTCCAGCTGGAACGCAGGAAATAACAGCACAATACAGAGTTCGCACCCGACAAGCGTACGATGTCGTTGACGGATACGTTAAGACAAGCGACCTTGTGCAGAAAACGTAAAAAGTATGACAGACCCTCGTTTCAGAGCGGGGGTCTTTTTATACAAAAAATAAATTATAAGGAGACAAAAATTATGCTTTTCTTTTTGAACTTGGACGGCACGGTCACACGCTCTGATACCGACCACGTCTATCAAGGACAGAACAAAGTAGCAAACGTTGAGTTGTTTACGCTTACACCTGCGCAAGCGGCGATACAAGTCGCGTTCACGTTGCCGAACGGATTGACGACTGCCTATCTGCCTATGTCGTATGTGGGTGCGTACAGCGTTGACGAGAGCAACCAAAAGCAAGTCCACCACTGGAAACTTGCCATGCCGTATGACGTAACGGAAGTAGAGGGGCAAGTCGGCGTATCGTTCAACGTCGTGTTTAGAGTCGTTAAAGACGAAACGAGCGGTCAAACGCTTGAAACAATCAATCAAACGACTTACACGAGTTCGTTTACGGTCGAGTATTCCGCATTGCCGATTCCGCCTACGACGGTAAATAATGACGAGATACAGCAGATTTTGGATTTACTCGACAAGTATTACGCGCAGAACAAAGACCTCATAAACAAGCAGGTTTTTGTTGTTGGGACGGTAACGACGAACACACTTGATGCAAATCAACAAGCCAGTGTTGCGGTTGAGCAATCCGCCGTCGCTGATGGCAACGGAAACTATCCGACAAATTTCACTTTTTCGATTCCGCAAGGTATACAAGGTACACAAGGCGAAGTCGGCGAAACGCCCGATGTTTCAGCGGTTGCGGAAGTCAACAATACTGTTGGCACGCCGTCGGTTGAAGTGGAAAAGAGCGGCACGAAAGAAAATCTCGTGTTCAACTTCAAGTTTTCAAATATCAAAGGACAAAAGGGCGATTCGGGTATAGGCAACGCGAACTTGTCCAACACCCCCGGCACGAGCGAAACAGACGGTTATACTCAAAATGCCGTCAACGGTATAGTCCAAAATCCCAACTTGCTTATAAACCCGAACTTTGCGATTAATCAACGAGGACAAGTGAGTTATACGGGCGCAGTTTACGGCGTTGACCGTTGGAAAGGAATCGGCTCAGCAATAACAGCAACCCCCGTTACAAACGGCATACAGTTGTCGTCGAGCGGAGCGTCGAACATCTACATCAAGCAAATCGTCGAAACAAACCTCGCAGGGAAAACCGTCACGGCGTCGTGCAAGCTTTCGGCAATTAACGGCGGTGAGGGTGGCAGATTTGCGGTTTATTACAGCACGGATGGTTCATCTTGGACGTTCATCAGCGGTATGACAATCACAGCGGCAGGAATATCGAAATTAACTGTAACGATTCCCTCTAATGCGGTTTATGTTAGCGTTGACACCGGCGTAAGACCGAGTAGCGATGTTGTATTTGAGTGGGCAAAACTTGAAATCGGCTCGGTTGCAACGGAGTTTTCAACGCCGAATATTGCAGAGGAATTGCAAAAATGTTATCGCTATTACAAAAAGATAACGAATCTGCAACAACAAGCCTATACGGGGCTTGGTATTGTATACGGCGACGGCTCGGGTGCAAGAATGATTGTTGAAAACACGTTTAGAGCGAATCCAACGATTACCACAACGGGAGCGTTTGCGGTTGTAGCAAACGACGCAACACATACAGTTTCGGCAATATCAATGGTATCTTTCACCTCGACAAATATCGTTGTGAAATTTACGCTTAATTCCGCAGTAGCAAATGGATTATGTGGATATTTGCTATCGAATAATAGTGCGAGCGCATATATAGCCTTTGACGCAGAATTATAAGAGGTGAACTATGGAAGAAGGATATATTGAATACAACAAAATCTATGCACACGCCGACGAGAGCGGAAAAGTAACGGACATATACAGCGAGGCATTCAAAACGCCCGCAGAAAATGACGTTTGCATTGACGAAACAAACACCGACCGACACGGCGCACAACGCTATCAAGTCTATGATGAAAATGGCATTGCGAACTATGCAATCATAAACGGCGTACTTGTTGAAAGAGATAAGACAGCAGAACTTGCCAAAATCAAGACCACGATTGACTATCCGCAACTTGTCGAAAACAAAATCCGCACGAGATACAGCGTGAGTGCTGAACTTGCCATTTTGCGGCAACGTGAAACCAAGCCCGAAGAATTTGCCGAGTATAACGCATTTTGTGAATTGTGCAAAGCCGAGGCAAAGACCGAATTAAATATTAAGGGGGTATAACTATGGACGAACAAGTTAATGCAACGTTGCGTATATCGGCAATCTTATCGCACGGCGCAGAGGGTGAGGCAAACACAAACAAGGATTATTTCAACGACCTTGCCGAAATCCTCACACTTGCAGAATCGGCAGGGTTGACCGAAGAACAAATCAACACGATTATCTCGAATTATGAGGAAATCATTGCCGACGAGCGCAATCATTCACAGAGGTTTAACGACCTTTTGACGATGGTCAGCGGTATCGAAGCGAACAAAGATTAGGGGGTGCATATGGTAGACGTAACTATAACGCTCGACAAAACGCACGGAAGGCTCTCAACGCGAGAGCCTTTTTTGTTGGGCGAAAACGAAGATTTGAGGATAACCCTCGTTTCAACTTTGGCACTTTCAAATGTGCTTATCAACTTCAAAAACGGCGACACGGTCAAACAATATCGCGTTGCAGAAAATCCGTTCATCGTGCCGAAAGAGGTCGTAAAACACGGCAGGCTCGATTGCGAGGTCAACTTCTGCACTTGCGGTCGAATCGTCAAAACGTTCGTCGTTGAGCCGATAGTGCTTTACAGCAAAGAAGCCTCGTTAGTAGGACACCCCGAATTTGACTTGTTGCTTCAACACATCGAAGCGCAGGACGCGGAAATCCAAACGTTGAAAGAGCAACTCAACGCAACCAAAGCACTTGCAGACCGTACCGCACAAGAGGTCGCAGATTTGCAACGCGCGTTGGAAGACAACTAAACTAAAGCGGGTACGCATGCTAAAAAATCTACACGCTCACGTCGGCGTACAGGCACGAGCAGAGGAGTATATTATGTCAACTGAACAAATTATGACCTACGTTGTAGCGTTTCTTTCGAGCGGTGTTGGCGCAACCGTCATTACGGTTATCGTCAAGGCTATTGTAAATGCAATTTGCACGTACAAGACGAAGAAAGTCAGCAAATTGAACGAATCCGATAAGGCAGAGATTGCGGAAAGTGCGGCAAAGAGCGTTCTTGCGGCGATTTCGGGCGGAGTGAACATCGAAGCCGAAGCGATGATTGACAAGGCTACGAACAAGCGTTTGACGGCGATTGAGGAACAATTCAACAACATTGCAACGCAGATGAACAAACTCTCGGCGATTTTGGTAGCAGAGGGGCAAGTCCTTTCCGAGTTCAAAACCCCGTCGTTGGCATCGAGGGAAACACTCAACGCCGTTTTGGCAGACGAGTTGAAAAAACTGCCGATTATCCCGTTGCTCGAACAAGCAAAACTCGTTGTGTCGCAAAAGGGAGAACAAAAAGAAGAGCAACCCGTTGTTACTGAAGAGCCGCAAAAACTAATGTATTAAGGCGGTGATGAGTATGAAACACAATGCAAAATCATGGATACTCTTTATTATGGAGTATCTCATACTCATCGCCCCCACAACGGGGTATGCGATTTATTGCTATCAAGACACATTGCAGTACACGATGACCGCAACGAGCAAAGGGAGTTTTTGGTCGCTCGTCGCTGTGGCAATTTTGGCAAGCGTGCTTTTCGGGATTTTCCGCAAAAAGTACGACCGCTATGTACAAGGCTACGTTCAACAAAAGACAGACCTCGAAACGAACCCGACGAACGAATTGCTCATAAAACGTGTGGCGCACAAGAAAAAGATTATAGACAACCTCGACTACGTTGTCGCACTTTTTCCCGTCCTCATTCTTATGAGCGTTATAGGGGCGTTTCAGCAAGCCATAGAGCAGTTGCTAATTCTTTTGAGCGTGGTAGCAGGTTCTCTTATAGGGAAAATCAGTCTGCATCTGCTCACGATATTTGTGGAAGAACACGATATGCTCAAAAAGATAGAAAAGGACGGTGATGAATAATGGCAAACGATGAAAAAAGGAAAGTATATTCGGGGATAAAGATAACTCTCAACTCGTTCATTTCGCTCGGCGTTGCGTTGGTGGTTATGCTTATCGGCATATTCGTCATTGACAAGTACAATGCCACGTTCCGCAACTCGCTCGAATACTGGATGCAAAAAGTGTTTATGGGCGTTTCAACATTCCTCTTAATGCTTTCAATGTCCAACATAACCGAAGAATCCCGCAAGAAGCACGACAAGGATTTTATAGACCGTGTTCACGCTTTGGATGAGCAATACGTCGAGTTGATGTCGAAGAACCACACCGTTGAACTTGAAACGTTCATAGAGCAAATAAACAAACGCAACAAGTATAATGCCTATGTTACGACTATAAAGCGAAAACTCAACAGCACCCGGGCGAAGCACCAAAAGCGTATCCGCAAACTTGAAAGAATGTTGTTGCTTTCACCGCAAGAGGTTTGGGATAGTCCTATCCGGGTGAAATATCACAAGGTTACGTTCAATCAACTTGTAGCGGGCGAGAGTGACGTTGCGAGCAAAGACGACGAATACGACTTGCTTGTTCACAAGGGGCGTTATACGGCGCGCAAACTCGGCTTCAAAGCATTATCTATAATCGCGTTTTCGGCTATCGCGTTTGATTTCGCATTTTCATTTCAAGGGTTCACAAAAGAGATGATTTTGCCTTTGGTATTCAAACTGGTGTCGTTGCTCATCGCCGTGTATAGCGGCGTGTCGTTCGGCTACACGATTATGGAACGCCGCAGGGCAACAGTCAAAAAGAAGTTGCGCATTTTCTCGCAATTCAACGAGCGCGTAAAATTGACCGACGTTTCGGAATCTGAGCGATTTGAAATCGAAATACCGCAAGATATAATCGTTGAGAAAATCCGTGCGCGTGTGGCAAAAGAAGAAGCAGAGGAATCCGCAAATAAAACACAAATCGCCGAGCCGCCTGCGCCGAATTTGCCGACGGTAGTTTATAACACCGAAGATTCACAAATAATGGCGCGTTTTATGGCTGTAAAATAGCGATAAAAACAGTAAAATTTAGACCGTTCACAAGTTATTGTGGGCGGTCTTTTTTTTGTACGAATTATTACTTTTTCCTTACAACACACATCATATTGTATTATCGTATTTAATAATTGCACATCATATTGTGTGTACAAAAAGTCTTATTGTCTCCACCAGTTTTGCAAAAACCCTACTGTTTAGTAGGGTTTT